ACCCAACATCTTAAATAATCTCCACCTGTGATAATACCATTTACTTTACACCATTCGTCCTCTTTGATCGCAATATCAAGACCAGCGCCTACATGATCTAAAACTGAATCCCAAGTAGGACAAAAGAAAGGTTTCTCTTGTTTCGGTGCATACTTTAATTGCACTGCGTATCTATTCCACGTTCTATTACCTGGGTATTCATCTTGAAACGGTTCATTTACTAAAATCCAACTCTCTTCTATACATCGTCCTAGAACTAAATCCGCTTCTCTAGCGGATAAATCTTTGGCTTTCAAAACTATTTTGACATGATTCAACGGTTCAGATTGCCACTTTCCGTTAGCTTTAATAACCCAGCCTACATCATTATGGTCAGTATCAGTTATATGACGTACAATATTATCAAAATTACCGATCTCCAAAGTGTTAGAGGGTGAGATACGGGCGTTAAAAATTCTTTTCCATTGATTTTTATCCTCATGCCAATTCAACATATCGTGAGTTCTATCTGTAGATTCACGTTTGATATTTACAATCAAACGTCCGTCTCGATGTTGTTTCAATTCAGTGGGTCGCGTACACGCCCACGGTGGAACAGCTAAATCTACACCTAATTGTAAAGCGACGTTTGAGGCAACCTCGGCTTCACTAAAATGAAAACTTCCCTTTTCATCTTCCACGCCACCAACCGCATTAGCGGCTATTTTAAGCGTCGGTTCACTATTATAATAACATCGTGTATAGCCACTTGCGTCGACATCCCAACAAGGTGACTCTTGAACACCGGGTGTATAACGTCTTATTTCCCATGCGCCTTTCGGGTGTGATCGAGGAAAACTAAAACAATTATGGTCACTTTGATCTTTACCTGTTGCGATTGTATCAAAGATGCCACGCAAATTAAGTTCAGTATGTGCCCTTTTAAGATCGGACGTATGACATACTAACATATTATGATCTTGATCCCACCACCATTGACAATTTTCTTTTTTCAAATAATCAATAAGTCTACTATGTCCATCATCTAATTTGACTTGTGAACGTTGACTTGTTAATTCGTCGAATAAATCTGGTTCTTTAACGAATTCAGGTTGTGTCTTGCGTCTATTTCCTTTTATAACTGTAAGATGATTTCTCCAATTGATAGGAATATCAATTAGTTTTTCACCTTGTTTCAATAATTGCAAACCCATATTTTCTTTTGTCATTTTACGGTGCCACACCCACATATTCCCGCCACAAACATCAATTTTACTGGCAAAATCAAAACCTGCTTCTGCCGACATTTTGCCAAGGATTGCACGCGCGAGTGCAGCATGTTCTGTATGATTAATTGTAGATACATCCAGGAAAACATATAAATGAATCCCACTACCACTGGTTGATTTTCTTACTGTAATCCAAGGAATATCGTAAGCTGTATGTTCAACAGCGGCAAGTTCTTCAGCAGTCAATCCAGTGGAATGTCCAATAATACTGTCAAAATCAAAAGCCACCCATTTTGATGTTTTATTTCGCCAATCCCATCCTGTCATTCCTATACCTTCAGCATGCGCGGCCAAATCAAAACGCATTTCTCTATTTTCTTCATTATATTCAGGTTCAGTAGCAGCGTTCCAAGGAATACGAAATGATTTCCAAGTAGTTAAACCGTCTGTATAACCACTCCATATACGTCCCGTATAACCACTTGTTTGTTGAATTTGTTCGCCATCGTCTTGTGCTACATTTACTTGGACTTCCATCCCGTAATTATACATACACGCTAAATCGGGATGTGTGCGCTGGTTCAAAAAAGAACGTAATGCTTCAGTTGGTGTGGGCTGTTTTGATTTTGCCATCAAAATTCCTGAAGTGGTTTGATTTTAATATCATTGTCTTAAAATCAAATCAAAGTACACCGTGCAAATAGTGTGCCGTTCAATGTATATTACGTAAAATACAACTATATTGTGCAATCTTTTTCCTAAGTTACTGTATTATAACGAGTTACAACTATAAAATACTACTTCTTTTCTATTTGCTACTATTAAAATAAAAAGAAAAGAGAGTGTATATATATAGGGGGACTTGGAAAAGAAGTAGTATTGTATTTCTGTATACGCGCACACACGCATATATAATGAACGCGCGCGTGTTCATTATATAATACAGTTTTATTGCACAATATAGTTGTATTTTACGTAATATATGTTAGTGGGGAGTTTCCCTACAATCACTTGATTTGATTTTGAATTAAATCAAATGATTTTGCCATCAATTTTCCAAGGAGTTGTACATGAGTAAGGTTGTTGTATCAGTTGTAAAAGTGGCAGATATTCGTGAGAATCCTGTTGCTTTACGCGCAGTTGATCGCGAATCCGAAAAGTTCATTGGTTTGCGTGATTCGGTTGCTAGTGTTGGTCTATTGAATCCGTTTAGTGTGCGTAGACGTGAAGAAAATATTGATGGTGAAATCATTGCGTATTATGAACTAATCGACGGTCTTCATCGTTATTCTGCGGCGCTTGATGTGGGTCTAGTTGAGGTTCCCGTACTTGTCAAAGATATTAGTGATGTGGAAGTCTATGAAGCGCAGATTATGGCCAATGTGCATAAGGCTGAAACACGCGCGGTTGAATATACTAAGCAGTTGAATCGCGTACTTTCAGTTAATCCTACTATGACAATCGCTGATCTCGCTGCTCGATTGGCTAAGAGTGGAGCGTGGGTATCTTCACGTCTTGGGCTTTTGAAGTTGGCGGATCCGATTGCGAAGATGGTAGATGATGGTAAAATCAAGGTTAGTAATGCTATTGCTTTGGCTAAGCTCCCGCAAGGTGAGCAACCTCACTTTGTCGATCAGGCAATAACAATGGGTGTTGAAGAATTTATTCCGACTATTAATGCGCGAGCTAAGGAATTGCGTGACGCGGCGCGAGCTGGTAAAAGGGCTGCGCCGGCCGAGTTCATTCCTATTGCACGTGTTCAAAAGATGAGTGAACTTAAGAATGAGCTTGAAAATCCTACGATTGGTCCTGAGCTAATTCGATCTTGTAAAGTCAAAACCGCGATCGACGGTTTTGCTCTTGGTGTCGCTTGGGTGTTGAATCTTGATCCTAATAGTGTTGAAGTTCAGCGCACTAAGGCTGAAGCAAAGAAGCAAGCGGTTAATGAGCTTAAAAAGAAGCGCGCTGCTGATCGCGCCGCAACGAAGGCTGAAGAGGCAAAGCAAGCCGCTGCTGAAGCAGCCGCTGCTGTTGCGTAACACAAAAGGAAAAACATGAACGAACTCATCCCTAAAGACATTACCGGTGGTGAACTTGTTGATTTTGATGAAGTCACATCTAGTGGCGATGCTTATCTTACGCGATTACAGTTATTTGGTAGTAAATCGGATGCTTGTGCTGAGGGTAAAATCAGCATCGGCCATTGGGGTCTTGTTAACGATGATACTATCATTGATTTGGGTGAAGAAGTTGATCTTGTTATTCTTGCTTATCGCGCAAAAGCTCTTCAAATTGATAATGATGGCATTATTACCGATCATGATGTGCGCAGTGAAACTTTTAACACAATCCGTGAGCAATCTTTTGTACAAGATTCGGGTTGTATGTTTGGTCCTGAATTCTTGGTATATATCCCTAGTAATGAGACTTTTGCTACGTACTTTGCGTCGAGTAAGACATCGCGACGCGAAGCAAAAGGTACTATTAAGCTACTTATTGGTTCTGCTGCTACTTTTAAGTGTAAGTTGATTGATCCGCCGACATCCAAATATAAGTGGCATGGCCCAGTTGTAGTGCCGTGTTCAACTCCAATGGACCTCCCTGATTTGGAAATCATCGCGAAAATGATTAATAAATTCAAGCATCCAGTAGCAAATGAGGTCGAAATTGCTGATGACGATACACGTGAACGTTAATTAGTGTTTAAATGAGCAAGTAGAAACTCCTACTCTTACTACGTCTAACTTCATGTCCAATAAATCTAGCGTGACACCAGTGATAATTCCGCACATAGCGTGGGATGTTTTTCTTAAAGACGCCTCAGATTACATTGGACATAATTTTACACGTAGTATTGATGAGAGCGGTCAAAAATTGAGTATTTATGCAAGATTCTTGACTACTGTACAGGAGTTTCATACCAATGATACCGCCAATCCCATTGACGTATTGCGTGATGCAAATTTGTTACTCAATCACTTGACGTTTGGCTTTTTAGTAAAAAGTACGGCTGTGACTATTTTTAAGTTACTGGAATCAACGAACTTACACGGTGTATCGGCAAAAGCAAAAGTGGGTCGTGTTGTTTTACTTACAGGAACTCTAGGTGAGTGGAAACTTGCAACGATAGACATCTGCCGTTTTAAGAACGCAGAACTACGTTGGATTGGAAAAACTCTCCTGGAGTTCTTTTTTCAATTGGGTTTGAAAAATATTTTTGCGAATTATGATCGTAAAATCAGAGAAGACGGCACATTACTATTAGAGTACAAAGCATAAGAAAAGGAGTACAAACATGATCGACCTTGGTAAGTATCGAACCAAATTCAGAGAGCGATGTCTTGCGGCTGGTTTTACAGAATTGAATGAACCAATTGATACTGATGCAGTATTGTATTGTGCTTTTGAAATCCAGGATGTTGACAATAAAAAGGATTTTGATTGTATGTTTTTTGAACCGACGATAGCAGCTTTAATAAAAAGCATAGCTGAAGAAGACAAGGGTGAATTTTATCGACTTGATGTCGGTCAAAAAAATAATATAATCGTCTTTTTGTCATCTCGCGGTAATAATCCTATACAATGGAAGCTGGATTTTGGAAGCTGAAGTACAAACAGGTGAGGGCGGAGGCGGTATTTCGGTAGCTTCCTCCAAGGCGGGATAATTCCACGGGTGTGTTTAGTAGCGGAGAAATAACCGGCGACAGCAAAAGACACAGTAACCTGTTTTATTGAGGAGTAAAAATGGAAGTCAAGCTACGTGCGGGCAAATATCGTTTGCCTGCTTCTCTTACTTATAAAGATGGCCGCATCTTTGTACAGTTCAAATTCTCGAGAGCTTTGATTGCAGAAATCAAAGCTATGTCGGGTGCTAAATGGCACGGCTTTGAAGATCCTCCGCGCAAGGTTTGGTCTATTACTGACAATGCACATAATGCTTTTCAACTTGATTATCTCCAAGGTAAAGATCCCTATGCTCCTTTTGATAAAGAAATCATCAAGCAACAATATGTCCGTCCTCTTTATGAACATCAAAAGGACGCTGCTGACTTTTTGTTGAGTCGTCATTATTGTGTTCTTGCGGGCGAAATGGGAGTCGGAAAGACTTTATGTGTTATCGAAACAATGGAACGTTCTGGTTGTAAAGATATTTGGTATGTTGCACCAAAATCTGGAATCAGAGCCGTTGAACGCGAGTTTGATGTTTGGAACTTTGATTTAGACATCAAAATGATGACTTATGAGAAAATGACTAATGTAATAAAGAATTGGAAAGCCGGTGACACAGCTCCTGATTTTGTTGTCTTCGATGAATCACAAAAAATCAAGACGCCTACCACTCAACGAAGTCAAGCTGCAATGATGCTAGCGAATGGGGTACGTCAAGATTGGGGTGATTCAGGGTTTGTGATTCTTATGTCTGGTTCACCTGCTCCCAAAGCGCCCTCTGATTGGTGGCATCAATGTTTTTCTAAGGACACTTGGACTCTTACTTTAGATGGACCGAAGCAAATTCGGGAACTAATTTCACAGCCAATTGGTATTCGAGTACAAGGTCAAAACTATCAAACGAACGGATTTTTCAAAACTGGAACTAGAAAACTATACAAATTAAAAACAAAAGAGGGATACTCTGTAGAAGCAACTTCGGACCATAAATTTCGAAAATCTAATGGCGAATGGTGTGAATTGAAAGATTTGAAACTCGGAGATTCATTACAGTTAGCTAATTACAGTGACTTTAATTGGGACGGTTGTGGTACTTTTGGGGACGGTTATATTCTTGGATTATTATTTGGTGACGGTAACATTTACAAAAAAGGAAATAATTATTACGGAAGGTTACAATTTTTTGAAGAAGATTATCATTTAATCGAAATTTTGAAAGATTATTTTCCTTCTGACTTTAATATCACTGGTAATAATCCGTGGCAAATACACGACAATTACATAACAGAACTTGTTCGTGAATTTGGTTTTGATAATAAAAAGAAAATAACTCCATTTTTCGAATCTTCGATTTCAAGTGATTGTATGCGGGGATTTTTAAGAGGATTTTTTGACGCTGATGGCCACGCTGAAAAGAGTCGTTTGCGTATAACATTAAGTCAAACTGATAGAAATCGCATTTACACTGTACAAAGAATGTTAACTTATTTTGGTATTCAATCTAACATCTGTGTTAAAAAGAAAAGTTCTTCTTGTATCGAAGGGCGTAAAATAAATAGTGCTGAAATCAATTATATTCTTTTCGTCACAAATATAGACGCTATTCACTTTGAGGAGCGAATAGGTTTTCATCATCAAAAGAAAATTAAAACGCTACACAAGCGTATTGAAAATAGACACAACTGGCTAAGAAGATTTGTAACTGTAAAAGATATTACTTATTCAAAAACAGATGACGTCTTTGATATCAACGTACCCAAGGTACATGCTTTTGCTGCTAATGGTTTTTTAGCACATAATTGCGAAGTAGGTTGTCCAGGTTTTCTAAAAGAGGGTGACATCCATAAGTTCAAAAGAAGTCTTGCTGTTGTTATTCAACGCGAAACTTTCCAAGGTGGTGGTGTCTATCCACATCTTCAAACATGGTTAGACGATGAATGTAAATGTGCTGTTTGTGGCGAACTTGAACATGATGATGTACATGATAAAGATATGTGTGCTGATAATTATCATGCATTTATAGAATCAAAAAATGAAGTTGCACGACTCTACAGACGAATGGACGGTTTGGTTTTAGTGCAACTCAAAAAAGATCATCTCGATCTTCCAGATAAAATCTATCGTCGTATTGTATTGAAACCAGATCAAGAGACACTTCAGATTGCGAAATCATTGGTTCAAACGTCACCCACTGTAATTGGTGGTTTGACATTGGTTCGTGAATTATCAGACGGATTTCAATATCAAGAAGTCAAAGATGGTACAATGACGTGTAAGGTATGTGGTGGCCTTGGGCGAATGATTAATCCTATCGAACCGGAAGAAAAATGTGATTGTGATGGTTGTGGTGGTAGTGGGCAATGCACTAAGTACAAGAGGACTATTGAAGATGTTGGATCACCGAAAGACGCCGCATTATTGGACTTGCTTGATGCGCACGACGATTGTGGTCGCATCGTGGTATACGCTAGTTTCACCGGGAGTGTGGATCGAATCGTCCAGATTTGTCACGACCATGGGTGGGCAACAATTCGGGTTGATGGTCGTGGATGGAACTGCTCTATTGATGAATGTGATCCATTATCCCTGTTCCAGGACCAATTAATAGAACATCCGAAAGTTGCTTTTATTGCGCATCCTGAATCCGGTGGTATTGGTTTGACTCTAACTGCTTCACCAACGATTGTGTACTACAGTAATGATTTTAATGCGGCGAGTAGGATTCAATCAGAAGATAGAATACATCGACCGGGGCTAGATCTTAATCGTGGTGCAACGATTATAGATTTGATTCATCTTCCGACGGATGACCTAGTTCTAAAGAATCTTCAACAGAAAAGAAGACTACAATCACTAACACTTGGAGAAGTGGAGAGATGCTTTGAAGTGTGAAACACACGACACTCTTTTCGTTTGTACTGTTTGTGGGCAATTCATACCCGATCAAGGTTTTGTTGATAATTTTAACGGAAAATTAACAGGTGTCTTTTGTTCTAAATGTGCAAGAGCAGTTGCCGTTATGCGAGAAGAAGATTCACGCTTGCTGAAAGCTATGAAGTATCTAAACAGTATAGGCGAATGAATGTTTTTAATCTTTATGCTTACGAAATCAGCATGTTATTGTCTATGCTAATTCTTCTTATTTTATTGCTCCTCAAACTCCTCAAGGAAAAGCCATGAAAAACCGCCCTACGAACCAAGAGTTTTATTTTGCTTTGGGCTTGACGATTATACCAATACTAATCCTCTTTGTGTACTTTTGTCTACAATGAGTAACACACAAAAGACACAGCGCGTAATTGATGCCATACAGAAAGATTTGGATGACGGTAAGTTGTCACAACGTAAAATCGCATTGAAACATAATGTTGGTCGAGATTTTGTCAGCAGTGTCAAAAGGGGTGTTGCTAAAGCTCTAATTAATGATCCTAAAAACATCCAACCGAAGGCTGATCCAACTAATGAAAAGATTTTGAAATTAGAAGCCCAAGTCATTTCCCTTCAAGACGAAACAAGGAGAAGTCAACAAGCATACAAGGCCGCACAACGCGAAAACGGTGTTTTTGAGGCCCTAGTTGATGAGATGAAAAATACTATTCACCCGATTAAACCGTTTTCGAGATTGCCGAAGGTGCAAAAGGACTCCCAAAAGATTAGAGAATCATTAGTTATGCATCTATCGGATGAGCACGCTGATTCTGTAGTATTGCCGCATCAAGTTGGTGGATTGGAGCGGTATGATTTGCGAATAGCACTGCGTCGTGCGGAAGTGTACGTAGAAACAATTTTGCGATTCACACAAGAAACCCTCTCCGAATATGTTTTTAACGATTTGTATATCTTGGCGCATGGAGATCACATTTCTGGAGAAATTCATCAAGCAACTGATCACAGTTTTTATCGAAATTCTTTCAAAAATGCTTTAATAGTTGGCCAAATGCATGCTTTTATGTTTCGAGATTTATGCGCTTATTTTCCGCGAGTACACGTGTTGTATCTTTCTGGTAATCACGGCCGACGCTCAGTGAAAAAGGACTACCATCAACCACATAACAACTGGGATTATTTGGTTGCTGAAGTAGCAAGACTTCATTGTGCTGATCTTAGTAATGTTGATTTTAATATTCCAGATTCTTACAGTGCTTGTCTTGATATTGATGGTTATGGTTTTGCCGTATCACACGGTGATGACATTAGGTCTTGGAACGGGATTCCTTGGTATGGCATTGAGCGCAAGACGCGAAGATGGGCAGCACTTAATGCCGCTGTTGATCGTAAAATCAATTATTATTGTTTCGGCCATTTTCATCAAGCGGCTACACAGGCCGCCTTGAATGGGGAAATTATTCTTAATGGAGCATGGGTCGCTTGCGATCCGTACGTTTTTAATAGCCTCACGGCGTTCACTGAGCCGAGCCAGTGGATACATGGTGTTCATCACAGGCACGGCGTCTCTTGGCGATTGAATATTAAACTGCGGTCTGAGCGTGAGCATCTTGGCCCTAAGCGATATTCACATATTCTAGGAGCACTACAATGAGTGAATATGAAGTCAAAAATATCGTGATGGATGAGATTTATTTAGATAATGAATTCAATTGTCGTGGTAAGATTTTACCTCTTGATGTCGTTGATCTTGCAAAAGATATTGCGTCAAATGGACTTCAATTTCCCATCGCGGTACAGCCTGTTTGTGATGTCAGTGAGCGTTTGCCCGATGATAAGAAATATCGAATTGTTGCTGGCCATCGCAGATTTATTGCTTTTAAGGTAAATAAAGAAACCGTGATTCCAGCTATGGTAAAATCTGGATTGACTGAATTGAGGGCGAGATTAGTAAATCTGAGTGAAAACTTGAAGCGAGAAGAACTTAATATCGTTCAAGAGGCTGATGCAGTTAATGCCCTGAGATTATTGGGGATGACGCAAGAATCAATTGCTACGGAACTGAGTAAATCCAGAACATGGGTACAGATTCGACTTCATCTTCTCAGATTGCCGAAAGACATTCAGGCTGAAGCTGCGGCGGGAATGTTGAACCAATATCAAATTAGAGAGCTATTTGCAATTGATAGTGATGAGAAGCGTTATGCTGCTGTTCGTAAAATCAAAGATGCACGTCTACGAGGCGAAAAAAGTATTTCCGTCGGAAAGAAGCCAGAAGATGATCTTTACAGAAAAAAGCGGCAAACGACAACTGCTGTTCAGGATGCGATAGACCACATGGCTAATACTATCGGCTTTGGTTTGCACACGAGAGTATTAGCGTGGGCTAATGGAGTAATAAATAGTGCAGAATTGTTTTGTGATATTGAAATCTACGCAAGAGAACATGATTTGGAATATAACAATCCGGTCAAAGATATTATATGATTATTGAAAGTGAAAAACAAGCTAAAGAATTATTGATATCAGAAGATTTTTGTTATAGTTTGGATAAGAGAGGAAACATTGATTTTCTTCTTGATGCTATTAAAAAATCTTTTCCGGAGTTGGCAAAAGAGTATAGTTGGTTGTACCGATGAGTGGTAGATACACCCCCAAAGAAATTGAAATAAGATTTTGGTCACGGGTAGAAATTACTCCGGACTGTTGGTTTTGGTTAGGGGCTTTAGACGGGGATGGGTACGGTAGATTGCAAATAAATTATCAGCAATTACGCGTACATAGGTATTCTTATGAGCTTCATACGGGCCCAGTACCAAATGATTTATGCGTATGTCATCATTGTGATTGTCCCTCGTGTGTTAATCCGAATCATCTTTTTCTTGGAACTAATTTAGACAATATAATTGACAGATGTCAAAAAGATCGATCAGCACGATTAACGCCTAATCCAAAAGTATTACCACAAGAACAGGTAGACGAAATTCGTAGAAAATATGTACCTTTTGCTTATCCCCAAAGTCAATTAGCTGAAGAATATGGTGTCAGTCAAGTAACTATAAATCGGATTATTAACCATTTTAGGGGATATGAAGCATGATCTTCATCGACGTAGAATCAGTAGGTTTGCACGGTGTAGCTGTATTGATACAATACGCAGAAGATGACGGTGAAATCAAATTGTTTGACGTGTGGAAAGAACCTGTCAGTGAGACGGTAGAATTATTGGAATGGTTTGCAAATAATGAACTTTGCTTTTTTAATGCAGCTTTCGACTGGTTCCACATTTTTAAACTATACTCTATCTTTGTAAATCTTCCTCTTGATTGGATTCCTGAAGACCATATTGAAGAAATAGCGGTAGCAGAAGAGAAAGCGCGTCTTTGTCCACTTTGTTTGAAGCCGAAAGCGGTAATTGATCTGATGTTACACAGTAAAAAGGGGCCTTATCAGAGTCTTATGAATCGAAAAGACATCAGAATAAGAAGAGTGCCAAATCAATTAGCTCAATTACTCCAAGAGGAACTTGAGAAGCGTATAGAATTAAATGGTATTTATTTCGCACGAAGAAAAGATAAGAATCGTCCACAGTGGGGTATTCACGACAATAAGAATAAGGAAGGTGAGATTGATCCCGCCTTCAAGGACATAGTTTTAAGTTTTGCTCCCAGTGGTGCGTTGAAAACACTTGCCGAACACGTTTTAGGTGAAAAAGAGATTTTGAAGTTTCATGATATTGAAATCGATAAAAAGGTATTTCCTAGGGAATTAGGTTACGCGCCCTACGCATTAGCTGTTGGTCGCCCAGAAAGATGGAATGGCGCATGGCCCGAGGTGATTCATCACCATATTCTGCACTGGGCTTATAATAAATTAGCAAGAAAATATGCCGAGAAGGACGTTCACTACACCAGAGCACTATATCACCATTTCGATGATCCTGAGCCGGGTGATGTGGACTCAGAACTAGCGTGTATGGTTGGTGCTGTAAGATGGCGAGGTTTTCGTATTGATAGAGAAGCATTGAAAGTGCAAAGAGATTTAGCCATTGTCACTAAAGAAGATACTCCCGTTTCACCAAATGGTGTAAAGGGATATTTACATGAAGTAATGTCTTCAAAAGAAAGTATTATCTTAATGAAGGGCACAGGTAAACTGATTTTAGAATCAATTTGTGGTGCGCCGGGTGAAGAGGGTTGGATGAAAGACAATGAACCGCATCCAGCCGCAATACGCGCACAAGCAGTAATTGATGCACGCAAAGCGATAAAGGAAATTGAACTCTTTGATAAGTTGCTTCTTGCGGGAAGATTTCATGCTTCCTTCAAGATAATTGGTACAAAAAGTTCTCGAATGTCTGGAGCAGACGGTCTTAATCCACAAGGTATTAGAAAAACTACTGAAGTGAGAAGTTGTTTTCCGTTCACCGAAGATGGTTTTGTTTTAGGCGTAGGAGATTTCGACGCTTTTGAGGTTTGCATTTCGGAAGCGGTTTACAAAGATCCAAAACTTAGGGCTGATCTTTTGGCGGGTAAAAAGATTCATGCTTTATTTGCAATGGAACTTTTTGATATGTCTTATGACGATGTTATGGCATCAAAGGATTCAAAAGTACGGGATTATTATACAGACGGTAAACGTGGTGTTTTTGGTATGAATTATGGTGGTGATGCTGATACCTTAGTCAGTAGACTTGGTATTGATAAAGAGACCGCGGAAAAAGCATACACCTCTTTCGGAAAGCGTTATCCTGGTATCGCAAAAGCTAGAAAAAGAATTATTGATAAGTTTTGTTCGATGACGCAACCGGCCGGTATTGGAACGCAAGTTATTTGGAAAGAGCCAGCAGATTATATTGAATCATTACTGGGTTTCAAACGTTACTTCACTTTGGAGAATAGGATTTGCAAAACATTATTTGATCTTGCTGAAAATCCACCCGAAATTTGGAAGAGATTAAGACTAAAAGTAAAAAGACGTGATCGAATGCAAACGATGTCAGGTGCTGTTCAAAGTGCTTTATTTGGTGCGGCATTTGGTATTCAAGGTAATAATATGCGAGCAGCCGCAAATCATGAAATTCAATCTACTGGCGCTGATATAACAAAATATGTTCAGAAAAAGATATGGGAATTGCAACCGTGTGGCGTACATTCTTGGAGAGTTTCATGCATGAACGTACATGATGAAATTATTGTACCGTGCGTCCCTGAATTAGCACAGAAAGTGGAGGATGTTGTAATGGCAGCGACAGAAGAATTTCGAGAGAAGATTCCTCTCATTAAAATAGAATGGAACCAAAGTGCTAAAAGTTGGGCAGAAAAATAATGGACATACAACATCAACATCATTTAGCATTATTGAAAATGCGTTGTCAAGACAGAATTGTAGCGAGTGACGATTTTATTGAGGCTTGGAATAATGCTAATGATAAACAGAAAAGAGAATGTTATAAATTATTAAGAAAATTGAAAGTAAAAGAACTGAAGATATGGGTTGCTAAATTGACTAATACGCAGAGTATTATGGTTTTAAGACGAATAGCAAGTAATCATTGCGTTAGAAATTATTCCAATCTAAGTAAAGATGAATTACTTCAAACTCTAGTATCAAGAGGTCTTATAAATGGACGAATTAAACAACTTATTGGATGAAATGCGATTTTATTTAGTAGCCGCCGGTATTCCAAAAAATCAAATACGTATCAGAGGTGGTAATCATAAGGTAGGCACTTTTGCCAAAGCATTTGATTGGCTACATGATCTGTATATGCATTTTGATTATAAGAATCATGTCTATGTATATAATCTTCGACCGCCAAAAATATGGGAACGTTATACTGCAATGCATATTACAGGTTTGCGCGAACAGGTAATGTTAAAGGAATCATCGCAAACGGTACGCGCACTTTGGAAAACAAAACGACCCCCAATTTTTGGCACAAGGAATAGAAAATGAAGGTTACTAAAAGACAAGTCAACAAAGTATTGCGTGATGCGGCTCTTTCGACTGTTGATCCAACTATGAGTATTATTATGGATGTTGGTAATGGTGATTGGCTTTATTACGTTAAACGCGCACAAGAATATTTGGCACATTTAGAGCATTGCGCAACAAAAGAACAGCGTGCTATCTACGTCAATTTGATCATCAAACTTATGACTCTTGCGATTATTTACAATGATCACGAGTAATATCAAAGGCCGCGGACCCGAAGCGATAATACAAAAAGCTGTAGTCAAATATCTCGAAGAGCGTGGGTGGTATGTGATGCGTACACACGGTAATCTCTATAGTCGAGGTTGGCCTGATCTTTTCGCTTGTAAGCGCCGCTACGGGTCTCGATGGATTGAGATTAAAAATCCAAAGAGTTATCACTTTACACCAGCTCAAATAGAGTGTTTCCCACGTTTGACTGCTGAGGGTGTTGGCGTCTGGATAATGGTTGCTGCGACGGATTTGGAATATCAGAAGCTCTTTAAGCCTGCAAATTGGTGGCAGTACCTTTCTGTAGCGAGGGCATGATGAGAGTTTGTAAAGTCTGTGGCGAAGAGAAACCCGATTGGGATTTTGAAATGTATCTTGACGTTCTTCATGGCAGATGTTATTATTGCTATACCTGCGAGAAGTGTTTTGTCGCAGGAAATTGTGCATCATGGGAAAGGATACTGCAATCGCAAAATTATAAGTGCAAATCATGTGGTGAAAAACTTGGTGCTGTAATTTATATCGACCGCGATGACAGAACAGGGGTAATTAACGGTCTATTCTGCCATGAATGTATCAAAGGAGTTACCTAATGCAGAAAACATTCGTAATCATCAAGCCTGACGCAATACAAAGAGGATTGATTGGTAAAATCATTTCGAGATTCGAGAATATTGAATTTAGTATTGTAAAAATAGAAATGAAACAAATGGATGAAATTTGGTATAACAGAATGTACTGTCACTTATCCCGTATTCCATACGAACAAAATGAGAAATTTATGTTATCCGCCCCTATTATTGGTATAGTTATTAAAGGTGTTCGTGCAATTGATCGAACACGGAGAATGATAGGAAATACAGTTAGTGCTTTAGCTAATCCTGGTACAATACGGGGTGATTACGGTATGTGCCCAACGCGATTTAATTGTATACACGCATCAGATAGCGAAGTGGCTGTTAATAAAGAAATTGCACTTTTCTTTGGAGAAAATTATTAAAATTACAAAAAAGAGATTCAATTCTCCTATATCTGTGGATCCGGGTGATACATTAATAGTAACTTACTACCGTGACAATAAAAAATTAATATATTTGCGAGCAACTATACGTGAGAAACAGATTTGTGATTATTCTGTTTTTGTTGAATACACGGAAGAGGAAGCAAGAGCATTGAAAATGGAATCAGCATTTGGATTATTTGCAGGTCAAATGCAATGAAGATTTTGAAATCACAGTCACTAGAAAAATCAATAAAATTTTTTCATTTAACGGTACGTTGGTTATCGAGTACAAAGGTTTTATGTGAACAAAAGATGGAAAAGCCCATCGACGTAAATTTTATAATGATTGTACAGCTTAATTCTATTGAAGCCGCTAAATTAGGTTTAATCAGTGCGCTTGGTGTAATTCAAGGAATAAAAGGAGAGGATCATGAGTCTTAGAGTGTATGTAGATACTGGAGATATTTACCACAAGATGCAACGTTATTACGATACAAAATTGGACTATGGTCTTTATCTCGATCGTATTGAAGAACTGTTTGGAGAAATTGACAAAGCTACTGCTTACGGTTCGCAGTCCAAAGGTGAAGCAACAGGTTTCATCACGTGTTTGCAGAGCATTGGATTCGAGACTAAATATAAGAGACCGCATATTTTTAAGATTGGTGATCGTGAAATCAAACGGTGTGAGTGGGGTATAGAAATTAGTATTGATGTTCTTCGTACTATTAAAGCTGGCGATACTATTATTCTCGGTATCTCTAATACAGACTATATTCCATTGATTTCTTATCTCCGGAGTTTTGGTGTGAGGGTTGTTATTTTTGCCGTGCGTGTGCCTAAGGTTTTGAGTAAGATCGCAGACAAAGTTATTGAAATTTCAGATACCCTTTTTGAGGAGGAAGAAGATGAAATTGATCACATCGCCTAACGCATGGTCTTGTAGTGCGGCCGCTTTGGCAATGGTTCTGAAAATAGATTTTGATGACGTAATAAAAATGATTGACCATGATGGTTCTGAAAAGATTAATCCTGAATTGCGATCGCCAGGTTGCTATAAAGGTTTTCATATGCAAGAGTTAATAGAAGTTGCTTTAGAACTTGGTTACGCTGTCACGCCGATTGAAGCAATGCCGGTACAGACTGCTTTGGGTGATGATGAGTATGATGTTAAAATCAAAAAATATTATTCCTCCGAAAATAGATTGCAACATCACCTGATTCTGGGTAGAGGTATTTTGATGGGTAAGTTAAATCGGTACTGGCACGCCGTCGCTTGGAACGGTTCAAAGATATATGACCCCAGGGGACAAATCTATAATTACGATGATTGTAAAATCAACATCGCCACGTTCTGGCGTTTTGATTATTATTTTTAAAATCAAATCACTAGCAAAATAATTAGTTTTTCGCTTGTATTTTCGTTAGATTCATGCTATAATAAAGTTGTGCCCCTATTCACAATGATTTGATTTTGATTTTGATTTTGCAATCACAAGTTTCACCCAAGGAGAAAACAATGGATGAAATCGATTTACAAGCCGAACGTGAAGGACGGGCAATATCTATGCGGAAAAGTTACACATCGCATCGTCCAAACGCAAGAAGGTCAATTCGACAAGATGTTCGACGGGCAGACAAGGACGATCTTATTGCACAAATTAAGTGGGTAGAGCAGAATGTTCAAACGTGATTTCGTGCATCAAAGGAACGCGTACAAACATCCGCTTTGGAGTAATTTTCCATCCGGTCCTTTGACCGTTGAAGAAGCTAAAGAGCTAGTCAAAGCTGAAAAGTGGGAAGAATTGATTTTGAGATCGGGGCGTTGTGGTCTTTTGATTGCTGGGTATTATATCCAAAGAGGTTGTGATGTTGAGGAAATGGTGAGTGCCGCGATGTTGGGTATTTGTGTGGCTGTTGATAAAATGAAGAGTGGTGATTTTAATAATCACAACCCACGTGGTTACATTATGTCATTTATTCATCAGCATTGTTTTGAAGCACTACAAAATAATACCCTAATCCCCGTACCACGATACGCCAAAAAGAAAATTCTCACGTGTACTATAGTAGACGCATTAGACGGAGATGCTGATTTTGACATCATTGAATTCGACGAGATTATGGATAAGATTGTTGATTCAGAATTTGAAAGCGAGGTGTATTTATACCGAAGAGCTGGTAATACTGATGCGGAGATTGCTGCAATTTTAGATGTGAGTCGTTCAAAAGTTTCTCGTACTCGTTTAACTCTCTACAAAAGGTTTGTGAACCATGTCAACTGAATGGGCCGCTGATTACGCCAGAATTTCTTCAACGCAACCTGAAGTCGGTACGATTCTCTCGACTTTTGATGGTTCGCCAGCCAAACTCACAATCGAAGTCAAAAAGGGTGCGTCGCCATTTATTTTTGGCCGCGCGTACGTCCCTGATTTGTTCGGTGAAGAACTTGGTTGGTTTCTTCAGGATGAAGAAAATGATTCGCACCACGGATTCAAGTGCGTCTTGCTTCCGCGAGCACGGACTCAACTTATCCAGAAAACCGGTCTCGGTGATATCGTGGATAATACGAGTTATGTTCTCGTTAAATCGCTGAAGATCATTAAATATTCGTACTCTGGAAACAGTATTTTGTGTGAAGTCCACGAGTATGTAGATGCGCCGGAGGAGGATGCGCCGGAGGAGGATGCGCCGGAAAACGATGAAGGTTGATTTTAGGACACTTAGTCAATAATTGGCTAAGTGTCCTTTTCTTTTTAACTGGAGAAGAAAATGACAAAAGAGGAATCTACTTTTCTGAGTAATACATCGGAGATAGATGCAATTGTTATTGTGAAAGTATTTGATGATGTTTGTATGGGCAAACCAAAAGCGTGCAAAGGTGCAACAGAGAAAGAGTTACGTGACGCAGGCATCGTTGGCTTGTATAAAAGGAGAGACAAATGACGTTTGATTTCGGTAACGGTCCAGTGCCAGCACATCGACATATTATTGGTGGTGGTTGGGTTGCGGACACAGCAACGGTCGCAGAGACTGTGCATATCGGTAGAAATGTTAAGGTTTTTGATTTTGCTCAGATTTCTGATCATGTTTGGATTTCTGATCATGTTTGGATTTTTGATTTTGCTCAGATTTCTGATCATGCTCGAATTTCTGATTATGTTCTGATTTCTGGTGATACTCAGATTTCTGGTCATGCTCGGATTTCTGGTCATGCTCGGATTTCTGATCGTGTTCGGATTTCTGATGTTAAAATCACAAAAGGAAAAACAAATGAAGTTTGATTTTGGCAACGGTCTAGAACCAGCACATCGTCACATTAACCTGGAGGGTACTGAGGGCGGTTGGGTTGCGGACACAGCAACAGTCGCAGAGACTGTCTATATTGGCAAGAATGCTCGGATTTTTGATTATGTTCAGATTTCTGGTGATGCTCGGATTTTTGGTCATGTTCAGATTTCTGGTGATGCTCGGATTTTTGATCATGCTCAGATTTCTGGTTATGCTCAGATCTTTGATTATGTTGAAATTTCTGATAATGCTCAGATTTCTGGTTGTCCTCAAATTTTATGATGTTAAAATCACAAAAGGAGAAATAAATGATTGACAAAATCAAGACGCTTCGATCTATTGATCTTTATGTCGCTGATCATGAATTAGATGATTCTGCTCATTTTTCTGATTTGTCACCGACAAAGGATTGGGAGCAAGACAATTGCTACATTGTTTTAAATTATATGCAAGGAAGTGATTATGGTGGTAGCACAGCGGCAATGGCAAATTATCGTGTTTTTGTTGAAGAATTTGAAGATTATTGCGTAATACTAAGTGGTATATACAATAGTTATGGTATTGCAATTTCTGTTAATTGGTTGATGAAAAATAGCAAAATGGCACAAGAAGTAATGGAATTACTAATAGCACTAGAGGACTATTTTTGATTGATGACGACATTTTAAGTGTAATCGAAATAGAATTGGCAGATGATGCTTGGGAAAATTATGTTCGTGATGACTATATCAACGAATTAGAAAAACATTTTGATATCGAGTTATCTGTAGATATTGATTATTATGAATTATTTTATAAGGTTGCTGAACGTATCAGTGAATATTGGGAAGCAGAATATAATAGTATGTGTATTGATACGGAACGAGTAGCACACGCAACGACCCTCGAAGAATTGGAAGAGTATGTTAAAAAACACACAGTATAAATTCATTTTTTGTGCCGAACCACATACGGCTTCACGTGCTGTTACTAAGGCACTTAAAACACTCAGAAACAGTGAGATAGTTGGTGATCATCAACACTTGACTTTAGAGAAGTCTGAATTGTCTACAGCCGGATATGTTTCTTTCAGTGTGATTCGTGATCCACGTGAGATTATTGCAACAATGATCGCATGTAAAATCAATGAATTGCGTTTTGCTCAAAAGTACGATCAAGGGAGGATTGTAGAACGTTTTGTGAAATGGGGTTGTAAACAAGAAAAGTTCTTTAGACACAATGATTGCGATTATACAATCAGATACCCAAGATGGAATGATTTGAATGGTCTCTTGAGGTGGTTAGGTGTAGAAAATCCTATTACACTACCGTTGGTAGGTGTAACCAAAGGTAAAAAGCCATGGTTCAAGTATTTTACACCTGAACAAATACGCAGAATGCACGCAAATATCCCGGAAATTGACCTTTTTAGGAGTTGGGGATGATAATCAATCATAAATACAATTTTCAATTTTACGCAGAAGTACACACTGGATCTAGGGCTATTTCTGCAATGCTTATGGAGATACCCGGTAGTGAAGATGTGGGTCATCATCATATGACACGTGAGTATGGTTTGGAACGCAATTTGATCCCCGGAGGGTGCTTTTCTTTTAGGGTGGTTCGTGATCCACGAGAGATTATTGCGACAAAGATCGCTTTATTTTTGAATGCGCAAAACCGCGCTGCCGAAAGTTCCAGACCACCACTATCTGAAAAAGTCGTAGTGGCGAGACACGTAAAGTGGGCCTGTGAACAAGAGAATTTCTTTTTGCATAATAATTGCGATTTTACAATCAGATATTCGAGATGGGATGACTTGAACGAACTTTTGCGATGGGCTGATGTAGTAAATATACCGCCACTTACACAAATTGGAGTAACGCCTAATAAGAAGCAATGGTTCAAGTATTTTACTTCTGAACAAATGTTCAGAATGTACAGAGATATACCCGAAATTAAGGAGTGGCGATGAAGAAGAAACTGAGTAAAACAAAAAACGTATTATATCACTATAGAGGTAGCAAAAAAGTTTTAGGTCCACACGCAAGAGTGTACAATTGTGACAATATCTGGGGAAACTGTTCGGGGATAATTGGTGATTGCCGTGAACTTAGTGGTAATGTTACGAATCTTTGGGGTCCAGTAGGTAATTTGATGGGTGATGTTGGCGGTTTGGCTGGTAATTGTGAACTATTTATGGGTGAATGTACTGGTATTCATGGTTGTTTGGATGATTGTGAAGTCACTGAACAAACTGATATTGCGGAGTGTGTCCAATGAAAAATGAATATTTAATGTTGGCTCAAACATACAAAGATCAGTTTGTAGGTCATTGGTATATTTCAGAGAAACTGGATGGTTGTAGAGCGTTTTGGGATGGTGGGATTTCAAGAGGTGAGATGGCTAGTGATGTACCCTACGCAAATTGTATAAAAGATTATCGTCTCAAGGCACCGCCAATAGCCACGGGATTATGGAGTCGGTCGGGGAAAGTGATTCAGGCTCCTGATTGGTGGCTTGATCAATTACCGCGATTTCCTTTAGATGGTGAGTTGTACTTGAAGTTGAAATGTTTCCAAAAACTACGAACAATAATAGGTAAAGCGGATGGTGATTGGAGTAAAGTTACGTACTACGTTTTTGACTCTCCATCATGGCACGCTTTTGGACGACCCAGGGATATTAAAATCAGAAATGAGTATAGTTTTTCTGTTAATGATGTGTTCCTTTGGATCCAAAATCGAGTGTCGTCGATACAGATTAGTCCAAATTTGCCATTCGATTGTATATTAGAATATCTTGACTCAAGGTGTCATGATTGTTGTAAGCCACTGAAACAAATCAAACTACCTGGAAAATATTACGGGGAGGTTATTGATAAAAAGTTGAATTCGATTGTAGCCAAAGGCGGAGAGGGTGTGATGTTGCGTAAGCCGTCTTGCGTCTGGACTCCGGAGCGTAGTCATGATTTATTGAAGTATAAGCCGAGTAATGACGCCGAAGGCATCGTAACTGGTTTTACAGAAGGTAAAGGAAAATATATTGGGATGATTGGTGCTTTAGTTCTTGATTTTAATGGTAAACAATTAGAATTATCTGGATTGACGGATCGAGAAAGACAATTTGATAATAAATACTTTAAGATTGGTGATGTGGTGACATTCAAGTACCGTGAACTTAGTGATGATGGAATTCCGAAAGAAGCAAGGTATTTGAGAAAATTTCAAAATTAGAGTGTGAAACTTACCTAAGGAGAAAAGACGTTATGGAAAGATATGACGAACTTGGATACCGCGGATTTATGTTTTTGTTTCTATGGATAATGGCAATACTGAAGCGTGTTTTTACTATTTTCATTTGTATTATTATTTTTCCTTTTGTGATTGTTGGTTGGATTAGGGAGAGATATTTTGAAAACTAGAGCTTATCTCTATATTATAGTACCAATACATGGACTGCCTTGGTACGGTGTGTTTGATAGTGAATTAGGTGATAATGCGGTGTTAAAAGTGTTTCATGATGAAACTGGCAATGAAGTGGGCAAAATAACGATGAGGGTTGTTAATTATCATGGATCCGTTCTTCCTGAAGTAAGAAGTGAAGTGTTATTTGCTTTGGAGAAAGATTTATTGAGTGAGAATTGGTTTGAAAATCAATCCACTCTACTCAGTCTAAATCAGCCTATTATTTTTGAATATTTGAAATTGAATAGTGAGCAACATGGCGAAATTGTTGGTTTGACTGGTTTGGTTGTTTACCGACTTTTAGAATCACAAGCCGAAGCAGAGAAAATGACATGAATAATTTTATTGCTGCGTTTGCATCACTTTCAAAGCGTATGAATAGTGCGCGTGTTGATTGTATATCGGCTCAAGGAGTGTATAACAATTTGGTTGCTCAACGCGATCTTTTAATGATAAGAAATATTGATAAATTGGAAGTAGGAGTCTGGGATGTGGAGGGTGGGCATGTTGCAATAACTGATTGTTTGGGAGTATTAGAAATTAATTACTACGGTGATCCACTATGAGAATACCTAATTATCTTTCGCCAACTTCCATTAAATTGTTTTATAATGATAGAGAGGCGTTTTATTCAAGATATTTAGCCGATGAGCGAGCACCAAGAGAACCACAAAATCATCACATGGCCATAGGAAGTAGTTTTGATGCTTTTTGTAAAAGTTATCTACACGAAAAACTCTTTGGTAAGGGTGCTGATCCGAGATACAGTTTTGATACTCTCTTTCAAGATCAAGTTGAACCACACAATAGGGATGTGGCTTTGAAAGACGGTAGTCACATTTTTGAAGAGTACAGAGAAGCTGGTTGTCTAGCTTCAATGATGTTAGATTTAGGACAGGCGGTCGGAGAACCACGTTTTGAGTTTACAATCAATGATGACATCCAAGGTGTGCCGCTCTTGGGTAAACCGGATATTTTCTTTATCAATAGCTATGGCGCGCGAGTAATTTTGGATTGGAAAGTTAATGGATACTATGGCACGAGACTAAAGAGCCCAATGAAAGGATACGTTAGATTGATGCCAGGAAATAAAGTGCATAGGGATTGTACATTGATGATGGTAAATGGCTTAATGATAAATATAGGTATGTTTTTGGAGGACGGTAATAAGGATTGGGCCGATCAATTGAGTATTTATTCTTGGTTACTTGGTGAGGGTGTGGGAAGTAGTGAAATGATTGTTGGTATTGATCAAATTTGTGGGCCCAGAGATAGATTACGATTTGCTACTCACCGTTTGAGAATTAGTCCGGAACATCAATTTGATCTTATAATGTTAGTAGAAAATGCTTGGAAATGTATTACTAAAGATCATATTTTTGATGATTTAACTAAAGAGGACAGTCAAGCAAGGTGTAAATTGCTTGACGATAATACGTATGATGAGGATTTTGAAGCATGTCTGTGACCTGTGAAAATTGCACAAATGAGGCCACACAAGAGATTACTTACGGTTTATTTGGTTACGATTTACACACACAGTCAAGTTTTGTGCTGACTGTTCAAGAATTCTTTGGGAGGGACAATTGAAAAACACTGTGACACTTGGACTAAGTTACTACAGGATAGAGCCATGTCTATAGTTAATTTCAATACGCGTCATTTATTGGCCTGTAAAGATATTGATATAAAATCGTATCTTTGGCCTTGGCTCGATGAAGGTTGGGGAAAAATTCAGGGTTACATTATCAGAGTATTCATAAAAGAAGATAGAGTTATTGGTTTTTGCAGTTTTCGGCCTGAAGAGAATAGTATTAGGATTAGTAAATTGTGCGTACATCCTGATTACAGAGAACAAGGTGTAGGTAGTAAATTGTATAATGATTTAATTAGAATGGCTAAGAAGTACAATAAGAAGAAAATTGTGATGATGTTACATCAAGATAATGAATATCGTAATTTTATAATCAGGCGCGGATGGCGAGCAGTTTCAGTTTCAGGTGAATTGTTTCCTGATTCTACTGACGGTTACCTTTTTGTAAAGGAAATATCATGAAAATAGCATTAAGCGCAATAATGACGGCTGTTGGTAATAATTTGGGTTTTTGTCGACATTGTGGCGCTGAAGCGTATGGCGTTGAGCCGGATGCTCATGAATATGAATGTGATGTCTGTGGTGCTTTTGAAGTATTTGGTGCCGAAGAACTTTTAATTATGGGTGAATACGAATGATAGGAAACGGGATTACCATAATATTTTTTATTCTGTGGTTTGCATTTGCATCTTACGATTGTATTTTGTGTCTTACGGTTGTGTCCGGTATTTTATGTCTTGGACTGGAATTGTTAAATGATTAATTCGAAAATGGTGGGAAGCGGAATTGTTGAATGTAAGCCGCAACTTGGCAAGTGTCCGAATGACTGTAATCAGTGTTATTATAATCGCAATAAAAAATATTGTGATGATTCCATACGCTGATAAAAAGATTGTTAGAGTCAACGCAGGACATGATTCTAATATCATGAGAAAATTGGTGCTTGATTCTACTGCACAATGTGAACACAGATTCTACAATTCCCCAATTCGATTTTCCCGCTCCTGTGGTGTTTACTGCTAATCCTCAAGAAGAAAGAAAAGCAGTACTCTTGATGATAACGCCTAAGAATTTAATGTTTGAGGGTAAGTAGTACAAATTTGGAGTATATTAGGCAAGCTATTGATTATTATACTTCGTACCTTGTTTTGACGTTCATGGCATATTATGATTGTGAACCAAGCAATAGACATCTCTATGAGTGGAAAAAGAGGTTCATTCACAGTTACTGGTGCCCGACAGAAGCATTTAAGACTCGGACTCTATGGTAATCGTTTAGTGTCGAATTGCGGTAATCTTTGTAAAGATTGCAAAAACTGTGAGACTTATTACTGGCAAACACGCAA